TTACTGCTTCCAGCGTTGCTGCAACTACATCTTCCATGTGGATGAAATCACGAGTCTGATTTCCAGTTCCCCAAATAATAAATGGATTTGCTTTTTCTACACCGCGTTTAATAAATGATGGAAATGGGTAGTCCAAAGATTGGTCTTCTCCGTATCCGGAAAAAGGCCTAAAAACATGGACGCGCAGGCCTTCTTTTTCTGCATAACCAGCCAGCATCTCTCCGGTAAGTTTTGCCCAACCGTATGTGTAGTCGGGAGATTTGATTTTGGACAAATCAATATGCTCTTCAGATAGGCGAATTTTGTCATCGAGTTTTTGATACTCAATTGGGTATGCGGCAGACGACGAGTAGTAAATAATTCTTTTTGGTCGTGTTCTAAGCGCCCATTGAAACAATTCTGAATCAATTGCAAGGTCCACGGCAACAGAAAGGGGTGCCCCTTCAATTGTTGCTCTTCCTCCAACTATTGCAGCAAGATGAATAACAAGGTCAAAATACGTATCATCTTGTGCGAAAAATTTTCTAGCGTCAAGACCATTTTTAATATCGACACCGAAAACCTCGTGGTCACTTAGGGCTTTCCTAAAATATCCGCCCACGAAACCTGCGTCTCCGGTAATTAAAATTTTCACTTACATCCCCAAATGCCATATTTGTAAGGTTCGCCAAACACTGTTGTGTCCAAATACAAAAATATATTTGGTGTCCAATCAGACTCGCTTAGCAATTCTTCAACACCTTGCCTATCCCAAGACCAGTAGTGCTCGTTGTTGGTATCTTCCCAATTTTCTATTGGGGTAGAAAGAACTAGATATTCTGACTTTTCTCGAATAAGTTTCAAAATCTTCAATGGCTCTTCTACGTGCTCAAGGGATTCTGAACATACATAAACATCGACTTTTGGAATATCCATGATTGTCTTATCAATCGGTCCAACTAAATCGTATGTTGGCGCATAATCCCCAAGAAAGACATTTTGCATTCCCATGGACTTAACTATGTCCGCATTGCCACAACTCAAGTCTGCAATGCTTTTGGCTCTTGTCATCGCAATTGCATCGCGAACAATATTTTTTGTGACTTCAACTCTTACGTGATGTCCACGACCATAAATTCTGTGGTCGTGCGGTTTTGCATAAATCTTTGCCAATGTTTCACTGTCGTGAAATTGACGCAATTGCTTAATCATCTATACACCGTCATATCGTGGCCTCGTGTTTCAATTGCCCCAACTGATTCTGGGAAATGCTTGGCGATGCAATCATGACGCACATACGTCGGCACACCAAGATAGTGAAGGGCATCATGGTGGTAGCAGGGGTCATCTGACATGTTGTTGTCAAGGTCCCAGCGCCACCTGATTGAGGAAAACACGCGCCTATCCATAAATATTGCTGCCGCTGATGCCATTGCTTCTTCAACCGGGAATGGATATTTGTCAATCTTTTTTCCGCGCAGATTGTAAGTGCGAATATATGGGGCGCAAAGCGGATGATTCATCTCCAGCATTCTCGGCATGACATCGTCGGGGGGCATGCAATCTGCGGCCATAAAAAGCATGTGAGTGCACCCATGCGTAGACATGGCAAAATCGTTACATAGGTTTTGCCCAACGACAATATGCCTGAGCCTATTTTTTGTTGTTACCTGAGTTCTTCCATCATCAAGTGAGTACGTCCAGAACCCGCCATCGATTTCTGCAAGTCTGTCCAAAAAGGGTTTAAATGGTTCTAGTCCACGAGAATCAACCTGTATCGCTGCAAAATATTGAATTTTTGCCCAGTCTCCAAACCTTGCGTACTCTTCTTTTACCTTTTCTGCATTTTTCATCCATGAACCCCAATGGTCTGGATTATCCATTACATAAGCATGGAGAGTCGTGGCTACCACTATCACGAGAATTTCCTTTCTTGTGGGTAAAGAATTATTTAACGTAGGTTATGCACCTACGTTAACAAATTTCGTCAATTGGAAGACTACTTCTTTTTCGCAGCCTTCTTTGCACGCGGGGCTCGTTTTACTGCCTCGGTGGGCGGATTATGCCAATGAGCCAAATGGTCCTGAAAGCCCTTTGCAACCGCATCTTTGACCTCATCAACCTTTTCGCCCAGTGCGGCATGGTCTTCGCGGTTGATTTGGTCAATCTTGCTCACCCATCTGTATCCGGCAAATGCCAATCCAGCAAGGACAACCAGGGTGACCTGGTTTGTTTTTAGTGATTCGCCGAGTGCGTCAAACCAGGATGAGATGTCCATGTCTTAATCCCTTTCACACTTTTCGCAGTCGCAGTCACAACATGCGCAATGTCCAAATCGTTTGCAGGCCACAAATCCGGCCAGCGCCCCAACCAAGAGCGTGAGAAGCGTTGCAATCATTCTTGTGTCTCCGTTTCCTCAGAGGGTGCTTGTTCTTTATTGCGACCTGTGGAAATCATGAGCCCGGCAAGAGTTCCGGTAATAAATGTAGCAACGGAAGACAACACGCCGAAGAACATTTTGTCGTTTTCGGCCTGGGCCCCAATTGGCTGGGCAACAAAAACAAGGGCGTAGAGAACGCCGATTGTGGTGATGGTTAGGACAAGTCCGAGGATGCAGCCAACAACAAACTTCAGCCGGGCATCAAGTTCTTCTGCCGTGTATCGCTGTTTCATTCGTCTGTCTCCTCTTCGTAACCAACCAAGTCTTTCCAGCAATCCCCGTTGACTGTGCACATCGGTGGATTGCATTCTTCCTTCTCCCAGTTCTCAGGGTCTTGGCAGGAGTAACGATAACTTCCTTGATAGCCACACGCAGAGAGGGCAAAAACGCTCAGAGTGGCGAGAAGCAGGTTTCTAGTCAGCCTTTTCATTGCGGTCATTCTGGTTTGACGAAATCGAATAGAAATAGTTTTCGGAATCTTCCGTTACCCACCTGTCGGCATCCTCTACGCCAAAGTGCTGATGATTGAGGATTCTTTCAATAACTGGGCTTCCGAGTTTTGTGGTGAATGACGGGTCTTTAAGAATCACCCTATTGTTGGGCTGGATGGCGAAATTCCCATTATCAAGTTTGATGAGATGCCCGCACTTGTGTTGACCAGGATTTTCTGACCATCCAACATTTGTCGCATTTGATTCTGGCCAGTGCCAATCAAAGGTCATCATATATATTCCTTGATGCTTGCGCTTATGGCGGTCTGAATATTCCATGCGCATTCCGCGCAGACTATGAAAAGTTGTGACAGTTATGTACGGAGAGAATGAATTCCAAAGGACCTGGTCGTGTAGGTCCATTGGTTCTGCATCTGGCTTCCAACAAAATGCATGAATCGGCATGCGCCACCAGATACCGCCATCTTCCATCAGGAAGTGAAACATCGGGACTCGGTCCGGGATTGAGGCAACGCCAAAGATATAACAGGGGAATACTTTGTCGTGACTGTCTTGTTGGTCGCGCAAAAAATTGCCGCGAACAAAGCACTCAATCGATGGGATGTTGGCGTTTAGTTCTGGCATGACACATAGTCTGCCACGCCCTATCTGTGCCTGTGACCGTACTTACTAAAAGCCATTGTCTGCTTATCTCGCTCAGACTTGATGATATTCAAAATCTCATCACTTTGCTTTTTCTCTTGCTCGCGACGAACTTCTTCAATCGCTTCCTGAATCATCTTTACCTTTTTGCTTTCAGACATCATCAGGCGTCGAATCTTTTTGGTGAAGTAAAACGCGATGAATGAGATGGATGCCATGGCGATAAAAATATACGGGCTTTTGCTTTTTAGTTTTTCCATACATTCCAGTTTGCCAGGCCACCGGACGAATTGTCCATGATGTACTTGGCAACCTTGATATTGCACTCAACGTTAAACAAGCCCTCCAAGCCAGTTCCGCAGACGTTCTTGGTCACGGTCTTCCAGCACGAGTTGATTTGGAGGAGGCCGCGGTCAATTGACCCGTCCTTGTTTAGGGTCCAAGTGATATTGCCCTTTGAGTCCCATTTGGCATTCGCCGCATTGGGGTTACACCTTGACTCGCGATAGGCGATGTAGGAAAAGACCTCAACTGGCTCCAGCCCGTACTGGGCAAAGAGTGGCTCAAACTGAGGGCAGCGAGGAGTTTGGTCTGGGGAGATGTTGAACCGCTTCCCGCCATCGTCAATCAATGGATTTGGCAGGGCTGGAATAAAGGCTGTCTCTAAGCCTTGGGCTTCAAGGGCCTTCAAGTGGGCTGCCCGAGTTGCCTTGCCGTAGTGCCCATCGGTCTTTACCCCAAGGAATGCCTGGAGTTTGCTGACCTTTTCGTCTCTTTGGTTGAAGACGAATGTTTCCAAAAGGATTGCGTTTGGCTTTGGTGCCGCATTGAGTTCTTGCGCTTCGACTTTCCTTACTTCCTGGCTTGCCACGGTGACCCGTGAATATCTGCGTTCTGGGGGCTCTTGGCGGGTAACTCCACCGTTTCCGATGCCCACTCCTATCACCGTTGCCAGCCATAGGGTAAAGCCAATTACTGCTTCTTTGCTAACCACAAGTATCTCCAATCGTCAGCCGCTGGGCGGGAGAGACTTTGTCAGTCCTAACCTTTCAGCCTCAGCGGGGTTGTCATGCTTCCACCGGTGGTGCGCTCTGCACAACACCTGGCAGTTATCCGGGTCTAAGTAGTTTCCTCCTCGACCCCTAGGGATTACTTCGTCTACGTCCAGTGGTCCTGAACATGTAATCGATTCTACTAGGAACCTTGCCTGACACAACCCCATGTCGCGTGCAAGGACTATACGTCGCACCTCTTGCCTTTTGGGCATATTATTTTTAGTTTTACTGGAGGCAAAGTTGAGTCGTGTTGGCTTAAGTTTACGCTCGCGTGCCAAATGGGGCTTGTCTTTGCACTGCTTTAGCCTTGCGCGGGCATCTGTTTGCCCATCAACTAAATATAAATTACCAAATACCCCACACTTTTCGTATCCACAATTCTCTTCTCGTCCCTCACAATGCCCCTTGTGGGAAAAGCGCTTCATACGATGATTCGCACTTGCTTATTCTTCTTATTCACCAATGCCTGAATAGCACCAGAAATTGCATCCACTTGGTCATCATGGGCTCCGTACGGGAACACTTCGCACTCGTCAAGGAACGGCGTATTCCACGCTCCACGCGCAATGGAGACGTTGCCAGATTCAGCAGCAGCAGAGAAAACGCCAGCACGGTCTTTCTTTGAGGTGATTGATTTCTGGCCTTTGAAATTAAAGCCTGGGACCACCAACCGTGAATAGTGGTCAATGACATTCACGCCAGACGAACCGGGTTCTTGTTCCATGATGATTCTCGTGCCAATTCCGTCTTGCTCTGCGGTGGTCCTGACCATTTTCTCAACTTCGTAGGGGGTTCCGCGCATTCGGCGGATGTCCAGAACAAAGTATTTGCCGTCTTTGTATCCGACAAGCGCACCTACCGTCCAGTCTGGGTCTGTTCCGTGACGCGGGGCGGTTGCTGCCAAGTCCCAGTATCGAACCTTTTGCATATCATCTGGGAATACTCCGGTGACGTTGAACCATTCTTTCTTGAACATGCCGCCTTCTTCACGGACTTCCCAGTTTCCTTCAAGCAGTCGTGCTCGCTCAATTGCGTCAAGTTCGTCGAGTGACTTTACGTAGGTTTCTGCATCAAGAGAGGGGTTGTCGGAAATCTTGGCGGGCATGAACTTTCGGTCAGTATCACGGTTCAAAATGAATCGTTCATACACCCAGTTGTTTCCTGGACCTCCAGGGTTTGTGGCCGCTCGCGTGCGTAGGGGAATATCAGCAGCAGTCATCCCGCATACCGGGCAGGATGGAAGGTTTGCTGCAGTTGATGGTTTACGTACTCGGGAGAAGCCGACATATCGGTAAACGCGGTCAGTCTTCCACTGCGTTAATTCGTCCACCCCTACGAAGTGATAGGCAAACGACTGGAACTTGTATCTGTCGTCGTCTCGTTCGCAGTGGTCAAAGGATAATGTGGCGCCAGACGGAAACGTCCATCGCTTGTTCGTCCCAACGTAATTTGCATCGGTGTTGGCGAGCCAGGCGTTGCATCGGTCGATAAAGCCGTCTGGACCTGCAAGTTGCGGATATGTCTGACGCAAGAGCAGTGCAGAGTATCCAGGCACGCAGACGTATTGGAGTGCGGACATGAGTAGGGCATCTGATTTACCTCCACCTGCCGCGCCGCCGTAGAGGGCTTCGCGGGTTGTTGACCATGTAAGAAATGCTGCCTGTTTAGGGTGCATGTTGTGTGGCAAATCAATTCCACAAGGAATCTTGTAATGGGTCAGCGACGCAAGTTGGTCACGAATCATTCATCGTCCTCATCTCGCCCAT